CGTACCCAAGAATCTTCTACAGACTGCCTATAGCCAAACATACTAAAGGCAGTCATTATACTAATTGCGTATCCGATGTACATTGTGTTGTTATGAATTGAGAAGAAATAGTATTTGTTCTCAATTTTTTTCTAGGCGGGGCGTTTAGTTACTGAATAACATACCACCACGACCACCATACACCTTAAAGATATTCCAAATTGTCACGTACGCATAAATGTTAAAATTCGGCGGGGGTCCTCCGCCCCGTGCATTATTGATTGTAAGATAGAGCTCCTTGCGTGCTATCTTATCCCAATTCGCTGTACCCTTCGGCTCGTACTCTAACCGATCGTTCTTATGTCCAAACGCATACGCATATATATAGCGGTCAATAGCCGCCTCTTTCACAAAATACTGCGACGGAATGACCGAACGGAAGAAGCTGCCACCCATATGTACAAAGCGTTCATACGAGTTGTAATGTAGTGCCGCACCCGCCAACGGCTCCGAATACGCATTATAAAATCCAGGCTGAAGCTGCCAGTTATTTATTCTTGACGGCAACAAAATCGCATTTGGCCACCACGGGATCGTACACGGACTCGGCAATGGCGGCTGTCCGCCTGCTGGCTGCGAAACTGGTGTAGGATACAAATCCCGCGTAAATAGGAAAAATGCATTATAAATCTCCGCCTCAGGTCGCTGTAGAACCCAAAGTATTTCTTTCGTAGGATTTGAGTACGGTATATCCAAATGAATCTCCGTTTGACCCAACGTCTGCTCGGGCTGAATCGCAAAGTGCTGCTGTACCTGATACGTCAACTCTGCCGTACGGAACGCAATCGCCTCCTGCTCTTCTAACGAAATATACTCAATCATTACGTATGCCTCTATCGGCGACAATCGTAACGGCATTTGTATACCTGGAACAAATCCGCCCGTTACTGGCGTTGTACACATATTCGCATTCATTGTATATACCGGTCCCGTTGAACCCGATGGCGGATTCGTCTGCCAAAACGGCGATCCTAGAATCGGCAACATAGGATTAAACAGCGGAATACCACCGCAGGGTATATTGAGTCCAATCGTATTAGGATTGGCACGGGCTTCCGTAAAAATAAGTTGGTTGATTGGGCGGAAGGTCACGTGAATACGTACAATGTCGTTGGCAAGTGCCTGAATCGGCAAGGCGTGCGAATGAATGCCAGGCTTGGAAAACCAGAACGGAATCGGTATGTATACCTTTGTCGGAATCGGTGTCAAATATGTTGTATTTGTAAATCCATTTGGGGTACGTTTAATCATAAAATTCTTTGCCAAAGCGGATTCCGTAGTCTCATTCAACTCGTCTAGAATTTCTAGAAGCCGTCCGTCAAACGTCTCTACAATCTGACCGCCAATCTCCAACTCTACCTGCTGAATTAACGCGTGCCCTAGACTGTTTGTCCAACCAAATAGGGGTCCTAAGAAATTGCCTAGATTGTTGCGGTCAATCGTTTGAATAGCCGTATTACCATTGGCGACCTGGATTGCTAACAATTGTGGTGTGTAAATATCTGGCATCTCAACCACCACCATTACGCCGTTTATCAGTTCGCCTATCATCGGCACAGTAACACTCACGCGTTGACCGAACTCGGGCGTGCCGTCAAAATCCACCTTATTCCATTGCGCCGCCCAGCGCGTCGTCTTATTTACAACATGTATAAACTGATGTATGTCTGGGTTGCCTTTTGTCGACATCAGACGTGCATCAGCTAGACCCGTGCTCACAAGGGTTAGGCTATTTGCGGGTGTGGCAGCCATCCTATCCTTGTTATATGGGGTTAATTTAGATGCTGTGCTTGGCTCTGCTAGAACATCCGCGTATCTTCGGACTCAAACACCAGCGTATCTCCCGTATTCACAATATCTGGCATATAGGTTGAAAATGTGATTCGGTTAGGAATCTTAATATCTAGCCACTTGTATTCACGGGGATAGACTTGAACCATGTCGTTCTCGTACTGATAGGCATACCACTCCTTCACATATTTTGCCTTGAATTCCTTATTTACGTCCATTGCATTGAAATTGCGTCTATCTACCTGAACTAGAATTGGATTCGCCGCCAGTTTATAATTCGTATTATAATAGGAGTTTTCTATCAGAAGCCCACGCTCCCATCGGTCAATAGGACGGTATGAAAAAACATAGACGCCGCGCCGCACCAGTGAAATAATTGGGGACATTAATACTTATTTTGTGAGGGTCTTTAAGCAATCTCTCTTGTCACTAGCACCGTATTTGCTACAATAATTGCCACAGCACCTGCGAGTTGTATTGCTGTAGGCTTCTGGCTTGTAAAAATCCAATCAAATATGTACGCCGAAAAAATACCGAAGAATGAAAGGGCACTAAACAACAACGTGCTCACCTGGGGAATGAGGAAGAACCGTAGGGCGTAGCCCGCAAATCCTATTAACGAGTTGAACGCAAGAATGCCGCCGAGGCTAGACGGCGTAATATCAAATGTATTTTTAGCAAGGACGCCTAATAGGGCGGCAACGGCGATTCCTACAGCCCACAAAACGCCGCTACTGCCGTACATCTGTACCATCTTCGTCCAAGGCTGCGTATCTTCCTTCTCCCTACGCCACCTGAACCAAATGTAAATACCCACCTCTGTCAGTGCTGCAACTAGGGCACAGATGACGCCGATCATAGTCCAATTTGAGGTTGTTGGCTGGGCAAGGGCAACGGCACCGCCAAACGCAAGAACAATCCACGGGATTGACTTCAGTTGAATTTCCTCCTTAAAGACTACTGCCGTAGCTAATATACTAAATACGGGGTACGTATAGAAAAGTGCCATTGCGTTGCCGCCCGTCAACTGGTCAAATGCTGTATAACTTGAAAATACGTGAAGTAGGTTGAGGAGACCTGTAGCTAACGTCTCCGTAGATAGAAGCGACCCAATAGCAAGGGGGTTCTTTGTAATAACGGCAGCTACAGCGGCTAATATTGTAAACACCGCCATACGTAACCCCGTTTGAAACACGATGCTGACATCTACTAGTTTAATCAACATCGGGTATGCGGATAAAATTACTTCCGATAGCACTAGAAGTGCTTCGTGTATCATTCCTTACTTTAAGGATACAAATCTTTGAGCGTACGGGCACTTGGATCTGTTGCGCCCTCAATCCATCGTGGTAGCCACATCCGTGGAATGAGCGTCGCCGCCTTATCGCCGTAGTTCATGACGAAAAGTTGGCGATACCAACGGGCTTCATCAGTAGTAGGGGGATTATGGGTATATGTCTGCTGCGATTGTTCAAGTGTTTTTGCGTACGTGCTCGTTTTGAGATACCACGAGTCGGTTGTTGAGGAGACTCCGTCGCTGAACGCCTCCTTCTTACGCATAAGTACATCTAGTGGCAAATAGTGGTCGTGGACAAACGTTTCGCGTAAAATAAACTTCTCTATCATTGCACCGCGTCCCTCAGCGTTGAGTACTTTAGGGCGGCGCAGATACGTAGCAATTGATCGCCACGTCGCCACAACGTTCTTATCTAGAAACGGCGTACGTGCTTCCAAGCCGTGGGCTGCCATAGACCGATCAGAGCGGAGAACATCATACAAGTGAATTTCCTTGAGAAGCCGTTCAGATTCTGCCTCAAACATCTCGTCACTCGGTGCCTTATAAAAATACAAATAACCTCCACCAATTTCATCTGAGCCATCGCCGTTAAATACGACCTTAATATCCGTCTTCTCCTTAATGTACTTACCAATGAGCCAATTGCCAACACTGGCTCGTACGGTTGTAATATCGTACGACTCAATATCGTGGACTACTTGGGGAATAGCATTAAGGAAATCCTCAGGGCTTACAACCACTTCGTGATGTTCGGACTTAATAAACTCCGCAACCATTTTTGCGTACATAAGGTCCGTTGAACCAGGCATTCCAATGCTGAACGTATGAAGTTTCTTATTGTTCAGTTTGAGCTCACGGGCGGCAATTGCTGCAATGAGCGAACTATCCAAACCGCCACTCAGCAGCGCACCAATAGGACGGTCGCTTAACAGACGCTTCTTCACCGCCGATGTAAGAGCATCGTGTAGTGCAGCCTTTGCTAATGATAATCCAGTGGGAAATCCAAAAGCGGCAATCTTCACGTGGGGAACCTCATGGTACTTGTATTCGCTGACTAAATTGCCAGTGATTGTATTATAGAGTTTCCACGTTCCTGGCGGAAACGGCTGGATTTCGGTATAGTCTACGGGAAGGGCTTTGATTTCCGAGGACCAGATTGTTGAACCATCGGCGTACTGGGCTTCAAACAAAGGACGTACGCCGTATGGGTCCCGTGCGACCAGCAATTGGTTTGTTTGGGTATTCACGTGGGCAAAGGCAAATACGCCGTCCAGCGTACGGACCAGCTCTGTTGGCGGAAGATGGGTCGCCAGGTGGGGAATAATAGCACAGTCGCTTGTGCCCTCAGGGAGTTCAAGGTTCCAACGGGCTGCGAGCTCTTTATAGTTGTAAATCTCGCCGTTACAAACGGTTGCCGTATTGGTTTGAAGGAACGGCTGGTGACCTAGTGGCGTTAAGCCGTTAATCGCAAGGCGGGTGAATCCTAGCAAAACGCCGGATATATCATTAAGGGCGGTATACTCTGGACCCCTTTGCTCTAGCTTCTTGACGTAAGCAAGTGCCTGTGTGGTCGTAAATCCAGCGGCTTTGAGCGCTACCCAAATCCCGCACATTGCTCTAAGGTATGGGATTTCGTTAGTTTATGCTTTTAAACGAAGGGGTCAAACCAGCAGTAAACTTATAAGAAATTATCTTTTTAAACTATAGAATGATTTACACAAGCGGTGTAATTTCTTTGGTTGTTCAGCTTCTAGTTGGAGTCATTGACTACTTAGCAGTAAATATAGACATAAGTAAAAAAGACGAAATTTTAAAAGATTTATTAGAACTCGAACTTTTTGTTCAGGTAATTGAATTTATATTTTATGTTTGGTTAATCTACTACTTCAGCAAGGTATCCGGAAATATTACGCCGTTTCGTTACTTAGACTGGGCAATTACAACACCTTTGATGTTGATTAGCTTGTCCGCATATCTAAATCATGATGGAAATACATCGTCTAGATTAACTGACTTTTTATCCAAACATTCAAATTCAATAGTAAAAATAGTTCTCTTAAACGCTGCTATGTTATTATTCGGTTTAGTGGGCGAACTTGGTTACTTGAGCCCCCTTTTATCTACAGCTCTAGGATTTATCCCGTTTATCTTAAATTTCAAATATATTAAGGATACGTTCTTGCCATCAGATAAAGATAAATTTAAGAATGCTGTATTTTATTGGTTTGTATTTTTCTGGTCTCTATATGGCGTATTTGCACTAACGAATTATACGATTAAAAATACGGGATACAATATATTGGATGTATTTGCTAAAAATTTCTTTGGACTCTTTTTGGCGTATATAGTATGGTCAAAATCAAATACGGCTGTACCGGTCTAAGTTTTACTTGTTTTTATTTGGTTTTTAGATTTAGTGTTGGATTGCGTTGATTGGTAGGTGGTTAGACGACGCCCGTGACCGGCTGTGCGTCATACGTCGGCGGGTTGGATGCCGCCGTCTGAATAAGCTGCTGTACGGTCG